CCTTCACGGCCTGCCAATCTACTGTGCCGTTGTTTTCTGATACGTCAATACCTTTCATTATTCGAACCAACTCCTTTAATAGGTAATTCTCCCTTGGGAGTATTCCAAGGGCTACTATCAACTAGGTATTTTATAAATGCTAAGAACCCGGCACTCCCCACAGTTGATAAGCCAGCCCAACAACTCTGCAACTCAAAATGCGTACCAAAAAGGCCGTTAGATATATATCCAACAGCCCATAAAATTAAAACGGCCAGAAGTGCTATTATGAGCAATTCCAACCAGTGTGTTTTTATATAGTTCATCCATGGCCACCACCCGACGTTTTTGTCCAAAGTGAAGCAAAAACGTTTACTAATGTGCCTGCAATAGCTCCTAACGTTCCGGCTCCCCAGAAAATCCCGTCAATACGATGATGAGCTGACCTCGTACTTGCCCTAATATCTACGATCTCTTCACCATGCTTAACAATCGTTTTTGAGTGATCTGCAACAGTATCAATCATGTTATCCTGCTTTGTTTCAATGCTGATAAGCCGATCTAACACTTCTCTCTGAAATTTATCCTCACTCACGCCTCGCCCTCCCCTAGGCATAAAAAATAGACGCCTACGCGCCTTGTACTGCCGATAATTTAGTTTTCCATTCTGCTGACAGCTTTGTTCGAGCTGTTGCAATGCTATCTAAAGATTTACCGTTTAGCTGAGCATCTATTGCTGCATCTCTTAAAGCCGCTTGCTTCGCAGAATACTCAGCGTTAATGGCTGCGTATTTTTGCTGTGCTGTTGGCCCTGGCGGCGTATACTCAACAAGTTTTTTTGTAGTCAAATCAACTTTGCGCGTAGATTGATGCATCATCCAGTCATCGTGCTCTGCCTCAGTTAGTTCGATGTTTGGTGTAGGTATTGCCTCTTTCCCGTGAACCATGTCACAATACGGAGCATTGATTATCACGCCCGTTGTTTCGTCATAATTAAGATAATATTTCATGTCAGTATTCATCCTTTTCGCTGATTAATTTCCAATAACGTGTATAGTCGCAGAGTAATTATCAGTGTCGGCTAGATTATATATGTTTCCAGATATGCGGCTGATACTTAAACCTGTAACAGTAATTATCCCTACATTCCCCGAACAAGTAGCTGAATATCCTTTACAACTTGTCGAAAACGCTACAGGAAAAGTAATGGACCACGAGTTGCTATTACCATGGCCTATGGCTTGATATGAACCACCTGTCACCCACTGCTCGATATCCCCATTTGACCATTTGCGCCAATAATAATTTGTGCCTGAACCAGACGCGACAATTGAAGTTACTTGGTCTACCGTAGCGACTTGTTTATCATTCGAGTAGATTTCAGCAGCCCTGAACGGTCTATATACGGCGTGAGTATAATCTACTAACCTAACAGTACCATCGCTACTCATGTAAAAATCATTAGTGACAACGTCCGACATATTAAACCGGTAGCTAGGAGGATTGGCAGTAGTTCCTTTCACACTAAATATATTTGCAGTAGCACCTCGGGCTGTATCTGCATTACCGCCATTAGCAGGGGCTGAACCGGCAGTAGTTGCATAGTTTACAGATTGATTGCCGATATTGCCTGAATGTACAACGATTCTCCAGGGCGAAAAACTATTTCCATAAGACCACCAGCCGCGAAAATATAAATTATCCGAATTATATCCTCCCGCTATCTGTAAACCAACATCTATATTGTTTGCGGATATACCTGCAAGATAGGAGCCCGGCATGTTTGGTGACGATCCACCACCTGCAAACATGCCACTAATTGTACGTGTGTTAACATCAACATCACTTCTCGTACTTACACTAAAATTATATAAAACCGAAGCCGTTGCCGCATTCCCTGTACAAGCCCCTGCAGTATCCGCCTGCGTTGCAGCGGGCACCTTCCCAGTCACAAAAATTGTCGCCTTATCATTTACAGCATCTGGCGCGAAACCAATATTTGCACCTGGGACAATTTCAAACGTGTCTGTTTTGGAATCAGCTTGGATTGTGGTATCACCGACTTTTACACTACTAAACGCCATTTGGTTAACTTCGGCACCCTCGGCAATGCCAGCTAATTTATTATGTTCGGCTGCTGTTTCAAAACCATCACTTGACGACGTAGCCGCATCATGACCATGCGCCTTGGGTGCAAAATCAGCGGCTGTTTTGCCGTTCACCATTCCAGCGTTTAGATTGGTATTTTCTACGCCATTTGATACCGGGATATTTCCATTGGCATTGCCAGGTGTCAATCCTTTGAGCGTCCCGGCGTCTACAATCTGATCTTTCTTTAATCCTTCAAGATTTGTCCGCAGTTCAGTTGGTGCCGCAGACAGATACCCTGTATCCTCCGGCTTTGTTGCATCATAGGCCATATTTCACCACATCCTTTCAATTTTAATAACCCCTTGCCCGCCAATCTAATGTCCCGCCTACATCGACATTGTTGTAATTCAAGATTTGAACATTAAATCCCAATTTATCACGATTCGTTATCTGAGCGTGAACGTCTGTACCAATGGCATAGGGCGTAACTACAGGGATAATATAAAAATCCGTATCGTAAGTAATCCGAACACCACCGACCGGGACTGTTGCTGTTCCGGCTTTTTCGATATCCGGCAGGTCAATCATGACATCGAAATTATTGACTTCAGGCGTTTTGGCTGTATTCGTTGTTGACAGGTTCACCCTGAGTTCGATATAACGAAATACAAATTTTGAAGGCAAGAAATCAAGCCAAATACTCCAATTTACATTATCCTGGCTTGTCCGCATTTGCAGAACCGCCGTGGTGTCACCTTGGTACTTCACAGTACTAAGAAACTTAATACTGATATTGGCTGTGATAACCCGACCTACATCGATTTGCTCACAACTGTATACCCCGTTTGGCTGATAGGTGCCATCCTCATTTTTCTTTAGACGCAGGACTTGAAGACCACCGGTGTCCTCGAAGGCCAGTGCAGGATAATCACTCCACCGACCGCCAATGGTCTGCCAGTTGATACTGGACTGGCCAAACTCCGTATTATTGTGAGTACCGGACTTCATTTCAATTTCATCAAATGACTGGACAATATTTTTTGGTGGTAAATCGGCAACAGTTAGCTGCTGGTCAACGGCGTGAACTGAATATTTATTACTGCGGTTAATCGCCTTAATCCAATAGTGATAGATCCCGTCAAAATCGACTTTGTAAGTGTATGAATTTCCGGTTACATTGGTGGCAATAAGCTGGCCGTATTCAAATGTCCAGCCCTCTCGAATCTCAAATCCGACAACATCATGATCAACTGCCCTATCCCAATACAGCTCCACATATTCCCCATTTTGCTGAACAATGAAATTCTGGACATCCTGTGGCTCCAAGGTTGCATATAAGCTGGATGACGCTTCGTCTGAAGAGTATTTTGCTGTGTTGACCGCTTTGATCATGACTTTCACATTGCCGGAAGTATTGTCTGGCCTGAACTGATAGTTCGTGTTGCTGGTCTGTATCAGAACGGTTGCCGTTTCCCACGTCCAGCCATAACGAATTTCATAGTACATCAGGTCAATTTCAGCAATCCCGGTCCAAGTAATATTGATTAGCGACCTGTCGTTTTCATCCTGCTTCAAAATAATATTCGTTACAGGCGAAGGATTCAAATCCCATTCTGCGCCGAAACTTGCCGGATACAAACTGTATTTTCCGGCTACTGTCACGGCCTTAATCCACCAGGTATGTTGGCCTTCATCTGGTATTTTTGCATCAAAGAATGTTGCCTGCACTCTGTCACCAACGACTACACCGGAATCCCAACTAGCTCCACGCCGAATCTCAAAGTACTGAATATCCAAGCTCAATGGATTTTGCCAAGTAAGATGCACGATGGACCGGTCACTGATAGACTGTGAGCCCGTAAACTCTGTTACGTCATACGCTTCGATAAATGTAGGTATCGAAACATTAGACACGTTGGAGTAGTAGCCGGCAACAGTTTTTGCCCGGACCATAATGTTATAACTACCTGATGCGGGAATTTCCCACTCGTAGAACGTCGCCTGGATAAAATCAATATAGGTGCCCGTATCCCAATCATGGCCATAGCGCAGTTCATAACCTGCAATGTCATGACCAGGAGAAGCATCCCACTTAATTAGCAATTTACTGCGATTTAATGGTTCTTGCTTAGCGGCCAAATTTTGTGGAGCGTCTGGTCTGAGTATTACCTGCAGAATCTGCTCTGCCGCTTTAGCACTTTCCAAGCCACCTTCGTTAACGGCCTTGATCATGAATTTCATACTACCATCTGCCGTTGGCTCATAGGTATAAGTCAAAGTTTTCAAGTGCGTGATGATCGTTGCGATGTCCCAATCGTCGCCAACTTTGATGATATACTCGGCAATATCTTTTTCTGTGTTGACTTGCCATTTCATGACCAGTTTGGAACGGTCCGTATCTTGTGGCACAACAGAAAAAGCAGAGACTTGAGCAGGCCTTGGATCGAGTGCAATCGTCACGGTTGCTGGTGTCTTCGATAGATTGCCGCTGTTGTCCACGGCATAGACTGAAAAGGTAAAGTTTCGTGTCTCAGTTACTGTGTAAATATAGCGCGTGTCACTGATCGGCGTCGGTGTCAGAATATTATTGCCCTCGCGAAGCTGATAGCCTCGAAGATCAACGTCCGTAACCGCTGGCCAAGACAGGGTTACTTTTGTATTGTCTGTTGGATCAATTACTGCCGTAATACTTGGAATATCAGACGGCGGTGCATCTTTGCCTGTAATCGTTATGGGATCGGATGTAGCCCCGCTTGAAAATATTCCCAAAGACATTTTGCTCGACGACTTAATTTTAACAAGATAAGTGGCACCCGTTTTTACGTTTGGGATAATGAAAACATTTGTACTATATGTTCCGCCGTAAGCCCATGTAACGCCGTTATCATCACTGTATTCAACGATTGCACTGCCAAATAAAGACGAGTCTGGAAAGTCGCAAGTGCCAGTCATATACGAAACAATAGTACCATCTTTTTGCCGATAATAAACCTGTCCAAGCTGTATGTTTGACACATCGGGAGGCGCTTGCGTTGGATTTGGCAACTTCGTGATATTCACAACAGGGGCCACGCTTCCCTGTGCATCTGTATAGAGGGCTTCATTATATTCACGACAATAAAGCTGTATACTAATTCCTTGCGGCTCGGTCATGCCTAAAATACGGTAACGTTTGTAGGTCAATCCTTGCTCAGTCACTTGCGTAATCGGATCAAATATGCCTATAACGTCGCCTATGGTTCTGTTCAATGCTCTTTTATTGCAAGTGTATGTAATATACTCGCCGCAAGTCTGCGCCTGATTCACATAAAACCATGCGTGTTGAGATGCCTGCTTAAAGTTTGTAATACCATTCACTTCAACCGTTTTTGTAAGCGGCACCTGGTTCCTAAAAGGCCCTTTGATTGTAGCAGGCGCACCAACATTTTGCCATTCATAATCGGGATCGCGATATTTTAGAATAATTCTTTCAACATCTTCCTTTAATTCCTGCCAATCAAGCTGTATTGATTCCGTTTTCTTGACAATAAATATCTGACTAACAGGCTCCGGCTTATCAAGTAGAATACCATGTTTGCCATTCTGATAAGTACGCCAAGCCCGGAAACAAAGCAGCATATCATTAAGCCAATCTTGGCGACTTTTTTTATTGTCGAGAATGAGATTGACTGACCAACGACGGCTATTGTCAGCAGGTTGTGCGTAGGCAGCAGCATCAACAAAACTTTGTATGTCAATATTCTCAATTGGAATATTGCAACCATCAATTGAGGTCATGAAGTCCAAAACGCACCAAACGTTATCTGACCAGGCCTCATGGTAAGTTGTAGGGGTATCATAGATTCTGACTATGCGGCCTTCCCATATTGCTGTGAGATTTGGATTCCCGCTAAGCTTATCACTGGCAGTTATCGTTAAAGCAAGATAGGCATCATACTTCATGCCACCAACCATCTTGGCTTTTGCTTTTTGCGTAGTTCCTGTAACGCGGCTATCAATTTGTTGCTCCCCATCTCCCATATAAGCAGTATAAGAGCAGTTTGTTAATATGTTGTTTATTGCTAATGAAACATGTGTATTATAGCAACTTGTAGATGAAAATTTATGCATCGTTTCACAACTAATTGACAAACTGTAAGGGTTTGTTGCTTGCCAATCATTGCCTAAAGTATTAATATAGTTGACGAGTTTATCGGAATAACAATTGTAATCTTGCAGTTTAAGAACATGAATAAAATCGGTTCCTTCATAGTACTTTTTACCGGAATCTTGGGGAGCTGCTAAGATTATTTTCGTGTCTACTCCATTTGCATGCAAAAGTAATGTTCTATCGTCACCAGTTGGCCAGTTATTATTAATATCAACAAGAGCAACAGTGGCATCAGAACAAGCCGTATTGTATATATAAATGGCCGTTGTGTCGCCGCCGTTAAGTGGAATATCATTCAGACGCACATCAGACACGCCTTTATTGCATCCAAGGCCAAAGCCAACAAGACGCTGTACTGTTGTCCCTTCGCCTGATTGCCATAAGTTGTTTCCGGCGCATTTGACTTTGCCATATATGATAGGCATGACTGAATCTGAATTAGTCTGCGTCTGCAAGGTGCCGATTGAATAGGTAGGACTACTGCCGCTATTTGCCTTTTTACCAAATAATTTATTAGTTACCGCATTCATGGCATAACTTGCTGCAACGCCAACTATGGTATGCCAAACTGCGCTCCATACTGGTGCACCCACTCACTCACCCCCTTCCCCATCGAAAAACGCCGTCAAGTCGCCTGATTGCATAGCTAAATCGACAGCGCTCCATTGTTTCATCTGTCATGCAGTGTACAATCCAATCATCACCCATATAGACACCGATATGCAAAAATCCAAATGGCATACGAAAGGCCACCACATCACCCGATTTAATCTCATCGAGCTTGATGGGGCAGCCATGTTTTTTTAGTAAAGCCAAAACTGATTCGGCAAAGTACTTTCCTTCTTCAGGCCAATCGTAACGCGGAATTTCAGGGTACAGCATATAGACAGGCATCATGCAGCCGTAAGCTTTGCCCTCGTCATCAAATTTACTGTACTCCTTGCCAATGTACTGCAATAAATCTTCTGGCCTCATGATGAGCGTATAACCATTTGCATAGGTGTTGAAGGATGCCCCTGATATCTCAAAATATTGCCAAGTGCTTCACAGGTTGTCATAGTTTGGTCGCAAGGCCCATTCACATTTGTTGCTTGACAGCGACTATCACCATAAGTAAATTGGCAAATCGGACCATAATCCATGTTGGGGGCATCAATGTCATAATCAACTATATCCCGCGTTACGTTGCAGCTAAAATCACTCAGCACCATAGACAGCTTATCCATGACGCCCTCGAAGCGCCACACTGCGCCCTCTTCTAAATGATCGAGAAACACATCTTCGATCACACAGCGACAGCCTTTCAACTTTTTCCCGTTGTTGGCCATGTAAGAGGCCCATTCTTGCCACTTGTTAGTCAGTTTCAGGCTTACTTGCTCTTTATCGCCGTCAGTATTTGAGGCAATATCTCCTCGCGTGATATTCGTGGAAACATAAAGCGTTCCATCAGGCATAGTCAAATCTTTGTTATCATTGGCCACGAATCGAAAAGGCTGTCCGTTTGCTGTATTAGCCGCGTAAATTGTTACTAGCATACGGGTCATTATTTCTGATTCCTGCGCTGCCTCTTCAAGTGCGGGAGTCATGTCTTTACTCATCAGTTACCACCTCAACAATCGGCAAATCAAAAGTATTATAACCCATACTAGACACGGTGGAATCTAAATCATCCGTATCAAACCGGACAAGATACGTTTTATCGTCGCCGCCTGTGGGCCTGCCATATTTGTCAGTGCTGGAATACACCCAGTTAAAAGCCTGCCACTTGCCGCGTCGGGCAATAAAAAAAGCCTCAACGGCTGTGTAATCTTCAGAAGTTTTTTCGAATGACAAGGTCCATGTTCTACGCGAATTTGACCAAAGGGCATTTCTTTGTTCATGGGAAGTGTATTCGCTATCAACGTCAGTGCTAAAACTAATTTTTCGTTTGTGGGCGCGTACCCAGGGCGTAATAAATGTTTCTCTTGCCATTAAGCCGCCCCCTTACTTATTTTCATTATGTTGTCGCCCCCTTAATTGCATTTCGCCAAACAGTCTCATTTCTTATTGAATTTAGTATATCATTTTTTAACGATGCATTTTGAGTTTTAGCGAGTCTCATATTTTCAGCAGGGTCAAGACTTTGAAACGACTGCTGAATTGTTACTTGCGGCTGTACGAGTATGGATTGGGATTGATTATTTTGCTGCAAGGCACCTGAGGTAATATCGCTGTTCGGGATAATCGCACCATCTGTGCTTGGAGTAAATACTTCAATTCCTTTTTCACCAACAAGATAAGACTCCCCGGCTTTTACATCACCACCGCTAGCACGCGCACCTGATAGGCTAGTAATACCAAAATTAGAGGCAAAGGACGTTCCTCCACTGCTATTGCTTACCCCGAATAATCCGCCCAATAAGCTTGTGAAAATATTAGTCTCAGTATTAATTTGGAATAGCTTAGCAACGACTTTTGCAACGAAATCTTTCCACATATCTTCTAGTACATCTTGACCGGATTTTGTACCTGTGATTAGAGCCGTTATCATGGAGTTATTCGCATTAATAATAGCCTTTTGCTGTGCCGCGACTTTTTCAGTATAAGAGTCCTCTTGCTTTTCTTTTTCAAGCTCATATTTAGCGTCAAGCTGTTGCTTTTGAGTGATAAATTCTTTTTGTTTTTTTACGTCCATAGCCGAATTAGCAATTTTCTCTTGTAAATATTTATCATCATCGTCATGTTGTTTATCAAGATAATATTTTGCTTGGTCATACTCGGCTTTCATATTTGCAAACTTCGTTTGAATACTGTCGTCACCAGAAGTCTCAGACATTTTGAGGCTGTGAACGGACTTTTCTTGCTGTAAATCTAAAGCAGCCTTAGTAGAATTAGCCTCAACGTCAACTTTTTTATTTGCTTGGTCAATCAGCTTTTCATTCTCTTGATAAATTTGCACCGCTAGAGCAAGCCTATCTTTATCACTTGTAGCCAATTTTGCCTGATCTTCTAATACCTGCTTATACTGTTCTTCGGTCATTTTCCCAAGTTGAACTTTTTGACTCGCTGCCTGTATCGCATCCTGTGACATTTGCTTTTGCTGCGACTGTATTTGCTTTTCAATATCAAGCTGCATGAGCCGCTTATCTTGCTGCTCGTCGTCGCCAACAGCCATATCAGTTACATATTTCTTTTGCTCTTTCAGATAATCAATATATTGCTGAGCCGTTATCTGATTAAGGTCAAGATACCCCTGCATCTCCTCTTGGGCCTTCTGAAATGAATCGCGGTTTTCTTCTAAAGCGGTTTTGGCTTTTTCTCCTGCCACTCCACTACCACTACTACCACCATCAGAAGAAGAACCGCCACCACCAAGGTCAGAAACAAACGTATTCGTAGGTGGCGTGGGCGTTTCAGTAGGCTCTGGCTTTGGTCTGTTTTCAAAAGCAATTTGCCTTTCTCTTTCCGCGTCACTCATATTAACCCAGTTGTACACTGGCACACCCATAATTGTGTTAACTACTGTCTTTTTCTGGTATTGTGTTAAACTCCCATCATCACTTTCAAGCTTTCTTACTTCAGCCGCGTTATCATAACCTTCAGCTTTATATTTTGCATTAGCATAGGCATCTAGTGCGGATATTGCGCCCCCTATTACTATAGCCAGTGTTACCCATGGGCCTGCTGCCGCAATAGTGGCCAACCTCATAACGCCTAATGCCTCTGTGACTCCGCCTATCACGCTAATAGCTTTACTGACAGCCATACTTGTTATTCCAATTTCGGCACCGATCCTAATTACCGAAAGAATATTCTGCCGAGTTTGAGGGTCCATGTTAACAAATGCTTGCGTTACATTTGAAACTTCACTTAATAAATATTGTACTTGTGGCATCAATTCTGTTCCTATTGATATACCCAGCGAAGTTAGGTTTCCTTTTGCCGCATTAACCTGCCGACTAAGATTAGCCAATGCAGGCGCTTGTTGGTCATTGAGAATCAAACCCATTGCCTGCGCTTTATCCGTAACCGCCTGTATTTGCTCCTGTGACATATTTAGCATTGTATTTAATTGTGTTCCCGATCTTCCGAAAAGTTCCATCTCAATCGCTGATTTTTGCCAACCATCGGACATACTTGCCACTTTTGTTTTTATATCTGCGAATATATCCCCCATAGGTCGCATAGCTCCTGTTGCTAGATTAACGGTAGATATGCCTAGTTTGGTGAATACATCGTCGGAAGTCTTGCCTGCGGAACTAGCTGCGATCATAGACTTACTTGCTGTGTTTATGTTCATGGCAAGTCTTGAAAACATCATAGAGGCCGTATCAGTACTAACCCCCACACTCTTTGCAACAACAAGAAACCGACTAGTATCTTCGGCGGCCATACCTGTTTGACGACTCAATTTAGTGATTGCTGTTCCCCAATTCATAGCGTTGTTAATCGCGGTCGCGGCAAACCCACCTAGCACAACGCTGACTTTTGCCATGGCTGTGCCAATAGAATCAAAACTTTTTGCAACCTTGCTACTCGTATCTGTGGACTTCTGTTCCATGGCGTTGAGTTTTTGCAGGTAATCGCTTAGGTCAGCCCTCATCTTGACGACTAAGCCACCAACCTCTGTATCTGCCATATTGTCACCACCTCGCCTTATAAATGAGAAAACCGCCTTAATTGGCGGTTTTTATATACGTTTGATTTATTTTGCCTTCTAATGGCTTTATCCTTTCAGTAGCCGTGGTAAATAACAACACAATAATTGAATTATCATTAGTTTCGGAACCAATTAACATATTGCCATCATCAAGTGTCGTAATTAAATTAGAACTAATCAAAGCCTTCATTCCTTCGTATTGTCCTTGCAAGTAGTCTACCTCTGTAGGCCTAAGCCAAATTGCCCATCTATATTTATTTTTAGAACCTTGGTATGGCCTTTTCCAAATTCCATAAGCATCATAGTATGGAATAAACGCGTTTCCCATTTCATGTCTTATGACACTAGACGGGTATGACATATCAAATTTGCGAACCTTGATATATATATTATTGTAATATGTATAAAACTCATTAAAATTTGTGGGGTTCTCCAAACGTAAAGATATACTTTTAAGATCATCAAGTATATTTCTCGCATCTACTTCTTCCTGCGATGGTGCCGCAAAGCCAGTTAAACATACCGTCATTAATAGAATAAATACTAGGATTATCCTTTTCAACTTAATCCCCTCCTTGCCACTTCATTCAACAAAATGGAATTTTATTCCTTCTGTTGTACGCCAAAAAATTCAAGGGGATCATCATACTCCGTCTTGGCCCCATTCATTTCTGCGTAACCAATAGACAACGCTATTAGCTCTCGTTCAGTCGCATCAAGGTATTCTTCCTTTGTCAGCCTGCACTTTGACCGATAAAAGGCATATTCTGAGCCGTAGTCACGTGGCCCTCGTTTTTTTTTGAGCCGTTAACCTCGGACATGACTTGCATCTTTTCAAGCTGTTCCGGTGTTGCCTTCGATTGTACAGAGGCTGAAAAGATAGCATTGATATAATCCGGGTAATCATGCGGTTCGATCGCATCGATCAAATCGTCTTTATCTGGAAAAGCCTTGGTATGCAAAAGTCCAGCATATAGCATATTGACCATATCGGCTGTGCTTCTTATCTTAATCATCATTTGCGGGGCATCTTCCTTCCCCTTTTTCTTCGGCGCTCCTGCTTTTAATAAACTAACCCGTTCTTTTTCGTCCGGGTAATCCTGCTCCATCTGAATAAGAGCACGTGTACCAAATTTGATTCCGTACTGAATGCCTTGAATTTTAACCTTTACAGCTTCGGGAAATAACTCAGATAATTTCACAGTATCACTCTCCATATAAAAAAATTAAAGAGAGGTTTTTAGCCCCTCTCATTATGACGCTTGCCCAGCTATCGTATCTGCTGACATTGGCGCGGCTGTCAATCCTGCACTAGTACCATTCGCAATCGCAATGTTGAGCGTCGCATCATTAGCAATGGCAATTATCCGCGTCAATACAACATTAGCCCCTGTTCCGCTTACAGCAAATAAAGCTGTAATTGCTTCATCAGCCGCCAGGGCTTCACGAATACGCAATGCCGTTATTGTTGGTGTATCGCCCAAGGAAACTGGAATAGTAAAGGCTTTAGGTGAGCCTGTCAATCCTGCTGCTGTCACGGTCACGGTTGCATTTCCCGCTGTCGTGATAGTACCTGCTACAGTAGCAGTTTCAACCTGCTGCACTCCTGTAAGACTTAACGCCGACGCCCCAAATTTAAGACCGTATAAGGCATTTGCCTTGCCATCGACAGTGCCCTTTGTACGAATCGCTTTGCCGCTGAAAGAGCATTTCGCAAAAGCACCTTCTGCAAAATCAAAACTCAAAGTACCCTTTACCTTGTAAAATTCGATCATTACGTCTTTTGTATCATTACTGCCGCGTTTAGCTAGTGCCATTAGCTTAAAATATGTTGTTTGGGCGTTATTGCCCGCGTAAACATATGAAAGCACCTCGCCCTTATCTGTTCCTGAAGAACTAACATCCCCGCCATGAATGGCAGCGATTAAATCAAGTGGAAGTTCTGCATTTTCCCACGTAATTTTGTAATAGTCAATAATATCCTCGGTATCCAGCGTCATTTCATCGCCTTTATTCTCGGCACTCGTGACATTCGGGTCCGGTTTTAAGGACTTGATGCCCTCTATTTTTATAGGTGCATCCCATGTCGTAGCCGCCCCGCTAACATCCGTTAATTGGGGAGCAATATACGCCTCGCGGACACCAAAAATGCCTGAAACTCTTGACATTGGCATGTTTTTATTACCTCCTTGTTATATATCTAAATTGCAAAGGCTTATGCTTCACCCCTGATCCATCGTCCAGGATTAAATCGGAATTACCAACCAAAGCCATGCCCAAATCATCTGCAACATCAAGCACAGCTTCAGCCATACTTTCAAGTGTCATTGCCGCTGATTTCCCTGGTTCAGGCTTGGCAAACAGTGATATTTGATAGATTTCATCAAAACCTATTGTGTGGCCATCGGCAATCTCGCCTGTGCCTGTAGTTTGCAAGTAGGACACACAAGGGTAAACAGCTGTTGCACTTGGCCATGCGTCGCTTATGCGAGTGCCAACAAATGCCGCCAGAGTGGTGCTCGTCTTCAGTCCGGCCACGATATTAATTTTAGCTTGCTTCATGATTCCACCTTCAAGGCTTGCTGTGCTCGTTCTTGTACTGCCTTCAGCGTATCAACCAGATTTTGTTTATTAGCTTCCTTGGCAGGATTAAGATAAGGATAAGGCGCATTTTTCGCAGTACCAAACTCAACATAAGCGGCATAATCCATTCCAGCACGAACAGGACCAACGATCACGCCATCCTCAATCTCTACCGGGTCCGGTTGAATACTATTTTCAAGATTCTGCGTCCGGTTCTGGAATGGATGGTTTGCTTTGGCATAATCAGCAACATCAATACAAACCTTGGCCATGCCTGCCGCTTGGGCCGTTACGGTGGTATCCTTCAAAATATCGATGTTACGCAACAGGTTATTTAAGCCGCCCATTTCCGCCTTAACTGTTGACAAATTCAAGCACCGCCTCTCCATGAGAGCCATAACCTTGTGGCGGAACATAGCCGACAAGATAAGTAAGGCCCGCACTATCAACAATGCGGGTATTGCTTGTAAAGGCTTTTGGATCAGCCGAAAAAGCTCTATGCGTAGATTTCTCGGTCACACCCATAACGCCTCTCGCTTGATTGCCTAACAGTGGCCAAACCTCTGCCTGTATAGTACCCGCATTCTGCCAGTCCTCAATTTCCCCTGAAAGCTCGTCCTTAGTGGTAACAAGTTTTTTCACGGTGTAGGTAATCGCCTCGGGAAACCTGAATTGCCGCATAAGCTAATCACCCCCGCTGTCGCAAACTGCCGCCGAATTTTGAACAAGTCCGCGTAGGTAGTAGTTACCCCGCCCCTGGTCGTTGACTGTTCCATTGTAGTTAATGCACTTGTCAGCGCGTCGTATGTGCTTCGTCTTACGTCATAAACATAAGGTGAAGCGTCTGTTCCTTCCCCTGTCTTATAATCGTCCAAAAAGCCTGTAAGATCTGCATCATTAAAAAACTGACTCAGAACTAAGCATTTTCGTTTCATCTTACTAAGGGCTTCAGCCTCAGTCATGCTTTATCACCCGCCTAAATAAAATACCTGCCGCTTATACAGCAGCAGGTTTGTAAATTGCGAACGGATAACGGCTTGTCTCAACTTGCTTACGGGAATTAATAGGATTAGGCAACTGCCACGCAAGACGCATAACACAACGTAAAGCAACCATATCTTGCTGAGCTAAGTTATAAACAATCGCGCCCGTATCATCTTGAATAACGGCCTGATCAAGAACCTTATATGTGATATCCTGCCGCAAAGCATAAACTGCCTGGCTAAAGTCGCCGGCAATCATCTTGGCTTTCGTAATATCCCAGTAGCCAAGCTTATTGTACAGGACAGATTGGCCATACAACGTAGAAGGCGTCCCAGCAGCAAGTGAAGGTTGAAATAGCAGACCGCCGTTCTTATCACGTAAGCCCCGATATTTTGACTTCATAGTAATATCGCCAATAAACCCGTTTACGTCAAAAGCACAATCCTCCACCTTTGCCATGAGTTGATTGGTATCTTCCACTAAGTCGTCATCTGTAGCAGCTGCCGTTACAATCGTGCCCGCCGCTGTGGCTCCTGCAACTAAATCCGTAGGCCAAGATGCGGGCTTGTTTACGCCAAACAACACGGCTCCGTCAATTACCTTGCCAAATGCCTCCATGATACGTGGTTTAACTTCACCCCAAATGTCATAGGCCGAATCATCAAGAACAGCTTCTGGAATTGGCACAATGCAAGCAATTTCCTCTGCCTGCAAATATTTGTTATCCCATGAGATTTTCGAGGTTTGCTTTAATCCAGTATCACCATTGACAAAGTACGCCGTAGGCATAGACGAAAGAACGGGCATCCTCGTCTTATTCGTCGGCATGTTTGGCAATTTACGGAACAACTGCAATACAAGGCTCTGTCCAATAGCACCCTGAATAATTTCCTGGCTTACTGTTTCAGGAATTAAAGCACCCGCATCTGTGCGGGAAATGTTACTATTATAAGTACCTGCAAACCGCTGTAAATCAAAGTTAAGTTTAATAGTCATATCTTCTTTCCCTCCAAATTAAAATTAGCTGCGTCCAGCAGCACGTCTAATAAACATGTTCATTCCACCAGCAGCACCCTTTGTACCAGGATTGCCGCCAAGGTTAACGCCACCAGGACCACCCGCTTTTAATTCTGGCAAGTCCTTTAAGACCGCCTCAATGGCCTGCTTAACAACCTTTTCAGATACATTGCCTTTGTCGTCAACGTCAGCACCGGACAAGTCAGCCAGTTTTAGCACATAGGCAATTCTTTCAGGCTTTACTCCTAATGCCGCTGCCTGAACCTTTGCCTCTGCCTTGACTAAACGCTTGTTAGCTGCCTCAATAGCAGTTTTACTTTTTTTCTCAGATTCTTCGGCTGCTGCTTTCAACTTTTCTTGCTCAGTCATGTTAGCCTTTTTCTTTTCTTCCTCAAGCTTGGCTTCCCAAGTCTTTTGCTCTCTTCCCAGGCGCTTAGTAACTATAGCGTCAAGCTCTTCCTGAGTAAATGTCTTACCTTCGGCTGTTCCACCTTGGCCGCCCTCCCCGCCTGCACCAGGTTCATCACCTGTGCCGCCTTCGGCAAAAAGTTGTAAATTAAAAAGTCTAGTAATATTTTGCATGTTCACCCTCCGTATAAAGCTCGTCAGCATATCCAGCCGTTTATTGTCAGCCTGTAGGACATAAAAATAGCCGGGGAATTAGCCCGGCGAAGATGTTGGATCACCTCCTCTCAGCTTAGTTTCCACCCGGAATGACTCGAACTGTCATTTGTACCCTGCAAAGCGTTTTTAACAAACGTAATAGCATCTTCGTATATCGTCTCAATACCACAATTGCAATTCGGGTGATAACCTGGCATATTGGCCATGACATACATATCCGCATCATCCCCTCCAAAGTCTGATTTTCGGTACTCCTTGCCGTCGCCGTCTGCTGGACCGCCGTGTTCCTCGCAGATATCACAATTCTCACTAGCCGGACCATAGACACCGCGGTTAATTCTAATGCCCATGACAAAATTAGCGCTCACAGAGATTTCTGCTTGCGCCTCTTGATAACACATATTTGTTGTATGCGCCGCTAATCGAAAAGCGGCCTTACGTTCCACACCTTCAACCTCAAAGTGCTGCCTGAGGTCCTTCGATATGTCAGCGGCGCTCCTGCCCTCGCTAATACCCTGCTTAACTGTCATTTCAGTAAACTTCATGGCCTTTTTGCTTAACAATTTAATGCGATCATCCACATTCAACGCATCAGGCCAGACCTTGTTCCATACAGCATCAAGAATCTTATCATCCAGGCCGCCGCCAAAAACAAGGGAAATATGGTTTAAACTTGTTGCCTCTTCAATAATTGGCTTGGCCACATTCCGGGCAACCAGAAGCCGCTGTACTTCCGCCAAATAGGGCTTTAAGTCAGCGGCTTTTACTTTTTTTGCAAAGTCAATCGCAATTACAGAGTTGCTTTTAATCATATCGTGAATTTCTTGCTGTAAATCATTAGCAAGACGGTGAAAATCATTTACGCTAAGTCCTCCAGAATTAATCAATGTTAATAATTTATCAATGTGCCGACTCAATATCTGCCCTAATTCGGTATCAAGCGACTTTAGCAGCCTATCGTATTCAGCCCGCTCCTTTAACATATCGTCGTTAGCGATAATATCACCCCCTCAATTACATTGTACCGCTTCCAGGTGTAGGATTGGAGAAGCCAGGTCCTACAATTCCAGCAGTTTCAGCCTCAGATTCTGACTGAATATCTTTTTGCATAGCCGCAATCTCATCATCGGTGTATCCTTCTTCAATTGCCCACTGTTTAGCCGAAATAACGCTATTCTGTTTAAGAATCTGCTTGCGCTGCGCGTCATATAACTTTTCTTGGGCACTTTCAGACGTTGATTCTTTCCAATTCAGGCTAGTTTCAGGTGGTTCGCCTTTTGGCAAATCGCCATGATATTGCTGCATGATAATAAGCAACTTGTTTAGATCCTCATAGGAATTGCCGAAGCTAATTTGCTTTTCACTTACTTTATCAAGTAAAGGCGCTTCAACCTTTGCCATTGCAAAACCACTAGCTGCTGTTCCTTCGCTATCTTGCAAAGTGCTTTTCGGCGTTCGTGTAACGGCTGAAAGGTGGTCGACAAGTTTATCAATACTGGCCAAAATGCCTGAAGGGTCTGCCGATTCTAGCTCACCTACTTGAACATCCATATCACCCGCCGCAGGGAAACGCCATACGTCGCCAGGGTTACTCCTTAATTCACGCTGCCCTGTATCGGGATTAATCGGCAATTCCTCTTCATCTACGCCTATTACATAACGCTGCTTAAACGCCTGAAAATCAGCCGTTCTCATCAGGTCAACGACTAGCTTATTAATGCCATCCTGAATTGAAAAGGCGTTATGTAGCTCGCTGGTACCAAAAGGCGAATCGTCTTCTTTGTTCCGGAAGTGGATAATAGGAATAAAGCCGTATGGATTTTCCAATACTGCAGGAAAGCCGTCTGTCTCATCTGGTAACCATGTTAAACGAGAGTAATCCTGTATTGTCATGCTCGTTATATTGCGATTTAATAAATAGTAATACCTTTCTATCCTGTCCGCATAGAAAAGCCACTTATGAGCCATAGGCAATCCGTCAGCATTAAACGAAACCCATTGTTTACGAACCATTGTTAGACTTTCGCTGTCGTCACTCTCGTAAATAGGCAAAACAATGTCAGGTGTTAAAAACTTAATTTCATATCGGTCCGGCACTGTGCTGCCTGTTGGGAAGTGCGGCCACACCTGGGCGAATGCGTCGCCTTTCTTAATCGCATTACGATGAATCTTGATTGCCTTGGCATCCATGCGATTATATTTCCAAATCTTTGTGAGCGAATCTAACGTTTTCGGATCATCACAAGAAAGCCCTTCTATACTCAAACGTGCAACAGGCGCCTCAATAATCGGATCACAGTAATTAATCCGAATACCATAAAGATGCCGAACCATATCAAGGTATTTATCTGGCGCCATAATTAGATGCAGGCCATCATAATACTTCTGGCATTTTTGATAATATTGCATCCTGGCTTCTTCTTCATCCAGCAACCAGCGTGCAAAGCTTGATTCAATTACATCTGCCAAATTATCACCCCCTAGTAAACTGACATAACCTTCTTTAGGTCTGATACTTCGTAACCATCCAAGGCGTACCATATGGCGCTAAATGTATGTGGGTCAATGCTAAATTCATCCTCAATAATATTGCCATCTTTATCAACCTTGTAAGTCAGTTCCTTCAGCTCATCAATAACGTGTTTGCAAACATCGGAACAAATAATCTTTTTAAACCGCTTGACCTTTTTTATATTCTGTACACGACTACCCGGAGGCTTCCTTGCACCCTGAATGCGAAAACCCTGCTGCCTAAAATATTGAATTGTTTTAGGCTCTGCTGAATCTGCCCTAATCAGTTCGCGTGACTCCTTAAATTCGGCTATTTCTAAAGCCGTCTTATCGTCGGTCATGCGATTTTTGTAATACTCCCAGTAAATATATAGCCACTTTTTCTCATGGTCTATAGCGACGCGTATCAAGGCATTGAATGATGTTTCAAAGCCAAAGTCAAAACCTGATCTTTTGTAGTTGCCGGGTATCCCATGTACCGCTTGCATAACGTTCTCATGCGGCTGTACTTCAAACTGTGGCAACACAATAATACCATTCACACCAAAGCGGCCTTGCCGGGCAATCCTGTATAAGTCGGGATCATATGCCTTAATTTCATCAAGCTGCTCAATATAACTGTAAGGCAAGAAAAGGTTATCATCGGCAAGCGAGTGATGGTAAAACGTATTGCCTATCCTCATAGTCCGCTGCTTATATAAGTCCTCATCATTAATACCCGGTACTTTGAAGAAATGCTTATAAGTCCAGTTGGACTTTCCTACCGGATTAGTTGACAGGATCATATGCAACGACAAAAAAGGGTGCCGCAAGCGGCCAATCAGTTCTTTAAAGCCTTCATACTTCAGTTCGCTGCACTCTTCACACCATACAATACTAATGTTGTTGATTGATTTCAGCTTTTTAGGCTTATCCATGCCCTTGAATATAATCTTGCTGCCATTCGGAAAACGTATCTGCATAGGCGAAGTAACAAGCTTTATCCTGCCATCTAGCTCCAAGTCTTCGATGATTTCCTCAAACAGCGAGAAGCAACTTTCACGGATAGTCTCATAAACTTCGCGGACAACAAGCGCCGTCCGTTTCTCTTGCAGTAATTTAAGAATGAGCTTCAGAGCTATGTGATAGCTCTTAGATGAGCCATAACCACCGACAAGGAACTGGAATTTGCTCTGCCAATCAAAAAGAAAGTCCTCAAAATGTGGATTTACCTCTTTGTTTATCATGGCCTTTTTTCCTTGCGCGTGATTGTAATTTCAATAGGCTTGTCATCGTCATTGCTTGCGATCTTCTTCTCAGCAACAACCACTTTACGGCGCTCAAGTGCAAGTTTTTCTTCATCAAACCGCTGTTTTTGCAACTGTGCCTCAATCTTGCATACAATGTCAAGCCCCTTTTGAATTGCCTGCTCGTAAAAATCATCCTTTAACTTAAAATTTTCAGCACCATCCATACTGCCCATTACGCCAAGCATTTCACGATTCTGCTGCTCTCGTATGAGGCGATTCACTTTATACCTGGCAACCTGCAATTCATAGGAAAGGCTGTCAATCTCTCCGGCCGCTTCAAACAAGTCTAAGTCATCGATAGGAATGACCTTCGAATATAGGTGATGTGTTGCAGCATTGGTGTTATGCTTCGGTGGTCCGCCACGATTACCAACGCCATTTTGATTTCTTTTTGGAGCGCCGTGACCAACTGCGTTTTGATTTCCCGGCTGAGCACCCTGCCGTTTTGTGTGCACACCTTTTTCATTTTGTGTGCACACTTTTTCTGATTTTGTGTGCGCTTTTGTGTGCACACTTTTCCGATCCCATTTACGACGAACTTTCCATGATTTTACAGTATTTATGGTAACGCTGTATTTATCGGCAATTGCTTGATACTTCATACCGTCAAGATAATCTTGTTCGGCTAGTTCATACGTTTCAGGCATTTACACAAGTCACCACCTCCGGTAAATAATTACGCTTACTAGATAATCGTCACTGATTTCAGCACGCTCTGCAATCCGCTGAGCCTGTCCTTGATAATCTTCATTCGTAGCTTGCCAACTTCAACTATTGCCTTCTGCTCAAGCATAATCTGCGTAGCGGCCTGTACTTTTGGGCCTTCTTCTGCAAGCTGCTTCTCAAGCTCAAGAATCTGCCGCTGTATTGCCGTAGGATCACGCTCGGCCCGTTCTTGATCAGTTAACATGGCCACACTCCGGGTATAAGTTTCTCAAATAATCTTCACATTGCCGCCGTATCTCTGCGCTGTTCCTGCCGAAATGCCGCTGTTGATGATGTCCATAGCACAGCAGCAAGCCTTTTTCAATGCGGTTCTCCTTACGGCAACCACATGGCTCATGATGCCATTTTTCGCCAGGCGCAACAAAACGACCACAGCCTGGAATAATGCAGGTGTCACCGTCTCGTTTGTGAATATCGTCATTCAGTTGTGTATTGGTCATTTATACACCTTCGTCACTTTGCTACCCTTGCGCGCCGCTGGCTTTACTGGCGGATGGATCAGCGCCGTTGTATTATCTGGTTTGGGCTTATCTTTGTTGCTCATGATTATCACCTCGTTTTTAGGTACTAAAAAAGAGCCCGAAGGCTCTTTAAAAACATTATATTTATTTTTGGTTCTTTATCTCAATTATTTGAATTCCTTCGAAGCTATCAGTAGGTTTTTTTAATTGCAAAAGTGTTTTGGACCTCTCAATTACTTCGGGGTTATTTTCTGTCATAGCTTTTTCCCACAGTTCAGCAGCAAGACAAATATCTTCACAAAATACATCGACCTGCAATTGTAACGTATTATTAATTTTATTACGATGCATTAATATATTATGTTGAGGTATAACAAAGTGAAATTTATCTAATATTTTTCGTGCTCGTTGTGTTCTAATATCGCTTTCTCCTTGATGCAGAAAAGCACACCTTAGTGCATAAAAATCATCGCCATCTAAAGAAGAACTATATTTAGTAGATAAATAACTATTGAACCATTCAATGTACCTTTTTCCTGTTTCCTTTTGAGGATTTTGTAGCCTGCCACAAATATCTGGAATCATTAAAGCTATTCCTAATGCAGCATACCAATTTTTCTGCTCATTTGCTAATCTAACTGCATTAATAAAATTATTTATACTTGACATATACTCACCCCTTATATACCGTCTTCGGCAAATTGGAACAAATTCCTGTAATTTGGCGGCAGTTCATGATAACCACCGCCCGAACAAAAAGAAAAGCGGTTAGTCCTCGTATGAGTAACTACCGCTGTACTGTATTAGAAATGACATCATCTGGACATGTTCGTCCAGTGATACCGTGAACGCTTAATTTTATAGGTAGACTAAAACTGTACTAAATTGGACAGGTCCTTCCATCATTCAATATAGGAAGAATTTAATGTTCCATATATAGCCCAAATGGATGTATTCCCATTATCTTTATTGTCGATCTTAGAAGCAATAAGGTTATAAATTTTATTTTCATTGATTACCTTAATTTCAACTTCGGTTTCATTTATTAAACTTGATTGTTTTCTATTTCTATGCAAATAGTCCTGAAATTCTTTTAACCACTTATTTGTCTCTGAGGATTCAAGCAAGCGAAATTCAATATAGGCTTCTTTCTTATCCAACGATGTCATATTTCTCCCATCTGCGGCTATATCAACACAAATCTCTTTTACTGTAGGCGACTTTATCTCAAATTTTCCTTCAATAAAAGGACAAATTCCCTTATCTGGATGGCTCAGTTTAATCGTTGCTTCACTAAAATCGTACAAGATTGATCCTCTCCTTTCAATATTTTTATACACTATTCGGCAAAAGGAAACAATTTCCTGCAAATACAAAAGGCCGCTCATCTGAGCAGCCTATAACTTAGCGAGTCAAGACAATGCGCAACTATAACCAGTGTTCTTTAAAAATAACTTGAAATAATTTTCAAGACTGCCAATAAAACAATTGCCAAAATCTGTATCGATACACCAATGCATAAATATTTAAAACGCTTTACCTTTTTTAACAATTTAAAATCCAACTTATCCTTAATTAGTCCCTCTAAATCGGCAATTTGCTCTGCATCCAATAATTTTTTTGGAATTACATATCCCGAAGAACTTCCCGTCATTAAATACAAAATATCTTTACTGTGTTTTATGCCGTATAATTCATCCCATTTAATATTTAAATTACTACTACCATCAATTTTAATAATTTCTATACCTCTTTCAGTAAATTTAAATACTTCTTCTTTTTGATTTAACTTATTTGATTCAAAGCTTTTCTTAAGAGATATTCTATAATAAATTTCATAACCAACAAAAAGTATAAGAATAAGAATTAAGCTACTGATGTCTTTTTCAATTATATTTTCTATTATTAAACAGATAAAAAATCCATAAAATATATAAAGACATTTTGCACCAGACAACTTAGCAAATTTTAAATAGTCTTGTAGTTCTACTTTTACTGTAACTTGAATATTTTTTTCTTCCACTATTCCTCCACAAATTCGATAGTAGTTGATTACACGTATTCTATAACAAGCAATTCCTCTATATTATAAATTCTCCAAGAGGGAATATATCCCTTTGAGACAAAAGGGCTATCTATTGGCCGCCCTTCCTATTCTTCGATACTACAATTCTACCACAGCCAAAGTCAAAAAAGTGTCGCCAATTTGTCGCCTTATATAGCCCGAAGGGCTTCAATTCCAAATAGAGTTACAGCAAACTTTTTAATCGCCTTATTTCGAATTTCATAAGCAGATTGCCTGTGACTATATCCTATTGCTTCTGCAATCTCTTCTTTACTCAACTTCTCCACATACCACATAACCAAAACATCCTTGTACCGCTCACAGCCAAGGTCCTCACATATCGAATCTAGCTCCTTATCAACTCTGGCCACTTCAACTAACGTATTCTCACGCATTTCCTGCCATTTTTGTAACTGATAAAACTGATTAAGCGTATTCACAGGGCGCCCTGCATGAATTCCTGTAGCTTCCATCTGTGCCACTCCTGCCCCTTTTGGCACCGTCTGCCAAGTAAGCCTAGCAATCATTGTATCGGCATGCTCAACGCTTTTCTTTAAATCCCTATAGTACCGCAAATAATTTTCTGCCTCTCTAATACAATCCATACCAATCCCCTCCTCATGATTTACGCACCAAAGCAGACACGCTCCCCAACGTGCCTGCTGTTGCTTTATCTGACGTACCAACCGCTTCCGGCTGTCTTTATATGTCCTTTATCGCCTCGCCTGAATATCGGCCTTCTGTCGTAATGTATAGGCTCTCTCGGCTTCGGCAGCTTGTCCAGTTCTGCCAGCTCGGCTGCTGTTGCTTTGCGTGTAATGCATGGGCTCATGACTTTGCCTCCTCAGCACGTATTTGTACTTTCTTGTATTTTACAAAATATACTAAAATTAGAATAACGTGACTATATTCCTAAAGGAGTTTATACTGTCAAATTGAATTAAATTTATAAAGCTCATAAAAATGCTTTACTTTTTATTACTTGCGCACCCCTGCTCAAACTACTGATTATCAAACAGGAGGTATTAACTTGAAACGTATTTATTTAGTCTTCTTAGTTTTATTCTTAGTTCCAGCACTTGCATTTGCTGAGAATCCAAAACCAACATTTACGCCGACTGATACTACACTACAAGGAAAACCGGCTGTAATTTGTGAAACTCCACATTATCGTATTACTGTTCCAAAGGTTTGGACATATCAATCAATGTACAGTGAATACAGAAATGAAATTACATTATATGGGTTCTCACCTGAAGATAATGGATTTTTTATCGGTACGTGGCAACTAAAAAAAAATGAAGATTACAATAAATATCTTGAAAATTATATAGTAGATTTTAAAAATAACCCTAATAATGCCGAACAGCAAATTGATGATTTAAGTCCCAATTGTAAGCGGTTATTTTATTTTCTTATTGGCGAATCACGTTATTGTGCATGCTACTTAATAAAAGAAGAAGATAGGGTTTTTATGGTAGTATGCCGTATGGGCAAAGATAACTACAAGGACTTGCCCCTATTCGATGAAATGGTAAAAACATTAGAACTTAAATCTTAAACTCGATTGCCCGGTAGAAACCGGGCTTTTTTTTATCGCGCCTACACCCGCTGACCGCCAGTAGATTGCAAGACTTTCTTATCAAGCCCTTTTCCATGGAAGCTGTGCTCTTTCACGCTAACCCCTCCCGCATAATACTTTTATCTTCGGGTATCCTATAAACGGAAACTCCTAATTTTTCAGTGGATAGCCAGAGTTACCTGGTCAGGTGGGCTCTGGCTTTTCCATGTATAATATTGTTACCTTCGGACATCATATAAACGGAAAACCTGTCCATTTTCCTAATGAATTGCCAGAGCTATTTTCTCACCGGATATATAGCTCTGGCTTTTCCATGTCATTCGAAAATAACCGTCTGGTCCGGATTTTGTTTTACGCTGGATTTGCCAGCAATCCACCATTCATACATATCCTCACCAGATTTCCAATTTCGTTGTACAAGACCATCTGCAACCGCTTTATTAAAAGCTTTTACGCAAGCCCTTTTATAAGCATCAGCTATTTTAGGCCATCTTTTTAGTTCTAGTTGCTTATTTTGCCCTCGCGCATATGGACACAAAACACAGCCAAGTCTTTTGAACCCTTCATCATATAGACTGCAATATGGAACTTTGTTTTGATGAATATATTGCCAAACATCGTCTTCTGACCAATCAATTATTGGATGCAAATATTGCTTTGAATTATCTCTATTGCACTGCTCGACCATTCTTCTTTTTGCTCTTCTAGCTGACTCGGCCCATCTTACGCCTGTTATAACGATCCGTCCTTTACCTCCGCCCTCTTTAAGTATCGCGCAACAATATCGCATATGGCGTAGAGGCGGTATTCTCTTTTTTACAATTAGTTGCCACATTGTTTCTTTTGGCTTATGAACATTGATAGTTAAAAATGGTCTTGGCGATTTTCGTCCCATTAATCTAGCTGCTTTAAGACGTTGACGATACCGAATTCTTCTGCCTGTAACTCTGAAATTATCCCGAATAAAATAGACCAACTCAGGCGGATCAACAGTCGTTAAATTATAATGAGCATCGTATTTCACTCCGGCCCGTTTAACCAAGTCCAGCACAACACATGAATCTTTCCCACCACTAAACGCAACATAGTACCCTTCTGGCGGCTCAAACTGCTTTATCCGGTCAATCGCTGTCTGGACTTTATCGACGTTGCCGAACAATGTTTTTTCAGTCAACACGTGCTCACCCCCATGCATAAAAGCCAATTTCCAAGGCATACTATAAATGTAATTTTTTCTCTCTCCAACCAGGGCCTAGCAGGTCCTGGCTTTTTCTATTGCAATTTCTTTTGCGTAATGTCCATTCCAGCAGTCAATATGAGTACATACCAACTTTCCGTCTATATATCCCATATGGGCATCTAACGGATGTAAAGTTGTCTTGCATAAATCACATATCATCAAATCTGTTCACGCCCCCTTTGTTTGAGTTGTTTCTAATCCATAAAAATTCAAAATCTGTTTTTCCGTTATCCGCCCATTAAAATAATCATCATTAATTTTCTGCTCTTCCAATGTTCCGGTGCATCTATTTGCAATCATTTCCCAAAATGCGTAATCTCCGGCTACATTTAACCAGCAATCACCACCGCAAGGAAATTTTGAATCACATCTTCCTTCACTCACGTTCTCGCCTCCATCGCTTAACTTTTAACAACTCATACCGCTCCGCACTACTGCATATCCTTTACTTCCTGCCATGGTCTACACCGCCTTAACTTGCTTGCAATCCGGATTCATTACCTCATTAACCATACAAAAGCATTCCGTACAACCTTTACATATTTTTGAGGTCTTTCTATATTCTGTTTCGAATATCCGCCGAATTCTTCTTGTTCTCAATTTATCCGGTTTCTTCTCCCAACCATGCAAAACAAATTCGCACCATAGCCTATAATCAGCCTTTTCACGGCAGGTCATAGGACGTTCGCACACATCAGCTTCTTCCCAACATTCACATTTACGATGATTATTTTTACAACGGCGTTTATCACCACACGATGCAACATCATGACCGTTTTCCTTTTTATATCCAAACCATCCCCAATGCAAAGTCTTTGCCCTATCAGTAGCAACATCAATAGCTATTTGACTATACATACTCACACCACCCTCAGTTTTTAAATTCACGAATCACATTGCCTTTTCGGTCAAAATACTTTGTCCTGTACCAAGGATGACAATTTTCTGTCCAACATGTCCCATCCATTACCACATCAAGACTCAAACTCGAATTGCTACCAACAATGGTTCCCCTTTTCCCGCAAACTTCTATACGCATTCCCATATAAGCAAACTCAATATCGCGTGCTTGTTTCATCCGATCAAACGTTCCCCAATCTCCAAAAAGATCACGTGGCTTAAATCCGCCAATTTTTCGGCAATACTCAATTCGTTTAAAAAAATCATCAAATCCAAGATCATAGCTTAATTCGTCTGTAAAATACTTGTAGCACTGATATTTTGCCTGTCCGGGAGTATCGGCTACTGCTTGATATGGAATAGTTGTAAGACCTCGAACTTCCATTTTGTAAGTATTCATTCCTCACACCACCCTCAAAATTTCAATTTCAGCCCTCGGATTCTGCTTGTCCAGCCCGACTATTCGACTGCCATCATAATCCTCAATAAGCCTATCATTTTCAAGTATTCCGGCCTTTTCAAGTATGTCTGATGTTGCTTGTAGCAGCCCCACTAAATCTGGCCACCATCTTTTGTCCGGCAACCAATAGCGGCAGCATACATGCACCGGGCCATCATAATTTTGCTTGTACTTTTTCAGATGCAATAGTGCTTCATCTTGATACCGCTCAAACGCCTCACTTGGCAATATCGCTCTTCGTTTTCCCATCCGTACAATTCGGCTTGAATTCTTCTTCGTAGCTGGCCTGCCGGGTATAATCAGTTTACTCATAGTCACCAGGCCTATATCTCCGGCATGCCTGCTGTTTCTCGCTCACCTTGATTGCTACGCCAGGGTGTTCTTCTGTCTCGTAGCAGACAAGCTTGCCGGGATAATTAATGCTATTCGCGTAGCGGCACATACCGCATTTTGGATCACGCTCGACTTGCTTCATATTTTCATCCCCTATTGATCAATTTTGCAGCAGTCACAGGTATACTCAATGTTTTGGCCTGTAAACTCATCCTTTAGTTTTACCTTGCCTGTTCCATGACAGTTCGGGCAGTCAGCCTTAGCCAACTTCACGATATTCGCCGCCCTGCTCTGTTGGCGTGATGTTCCTTTTTTCTGAGCATCTTCTTCGTACGCCTTGACAACCCAATTACGAATTTTCAAGTAATCACTGCCACGATCTTTAGCTGGCTTACCATTGGCCCCTTTCCATGTATCAAGCTTATTTATCATCCAGTCAACGGCATCAGTACCAAATTCAGCAATAAGCTTTTCATGCTCCGGCTCCGTCATGTATACCCGTTCTGCGTAGCAAACTTTAGGTGTACACACTCTTTTTTTAGTCTTATGTATTAAGGCCTTTCTTTTTGGCTCCGGTGTTTCACTCGGCAATTCACTCGGCAAAACACTTGGCATTTCACTTGGCGAAATACCCCGATTCAACCCAGTGTTTATTTTTAAACTGTATTTAGTTGGAGAACCTTTTTTCCCGCTCGTAAAGTCGATGAAACCGTATTGTTTAAGCAAATTTCTATGTTTAATATAGGTTTCTTCATCCTTTATTCTGCAGGCAAGCATCATTCTCTGATTGCTGCAGGCTAATAGTTCGGGCCAGCCACGACGATTAAATCTATTGACTAATTTGTAATAGACGATCATTGCCAATTGTGGGAAGCTCTCGTATTCGTCGCAGAATGCCTCGAATGAGTTGAACAAAAGGTACATATCCATAATTACACCTACCTGAAATCTCTACGCTCGAAAATAGTCCCGCATAATTCTTAAAGGATAGGGCAGCCTATCTTTGTGACGACTGCCCATATAAAAGTTGATTAATAATCTTTTGCCGTTCACTGTGCGGCATATCCGGCCTAAATCTGCTATTGAAGTTCAGCTCTAATTGCAATATCTTCACTTCTTCTAAGTGCTTCTCATAGCATATAGGACCATATCCGCGCTCACGTGATAGCTCGTCCGTTATCTCTTTTCCGCACATTCTGCAACGCTTCATATGCCATCACCTAAAAGGGAATTTCTTCTTCGGGGAATACTTGTGCTCCAAACTGTGATCCGAACGAAGGATCCGGTCCATAATCATCCTGTATCACTTTCTTTATTTCAGGGACTTTGAAATCATTTTTTCTGATTGAATCAACGCTTCTGATGGCTACGCATTTGGTTGATACCTTGATTTCATCCTGATTGTTAAGGTATTCTTCTTGTCCAAAAACACCGCCAAATAATTTTCCCTTTAAAGCTTTTTCATTCCAGTCCCATTTATATCCGGGATTACTATTTTCAATAGATGTTATAAGCCCCTTGAAAAAGCTTGTACTGTTTCCCTCGGTTAATTGCCTATATACGCCCTGCCATTTTGCCTCTGAATTGATTTTTAGCTTTCTTTCATACTGTTGGCTGTAAAAATCTTTAAACTCTCCCTCGGCAATATCAATTAGCAAAATCAACATCTTCTTGCCAGTGTGCGTAGTATCTTCTTTCGCTTGAACTATATTGCAAACATATCCACCAGGGGCAAGAGTTTTAAAATCACCTGTAAATGCCTCCACGGTATCCCAGTTAGCTGGCTTTTGCATAATCATCAATCTCCTTTATTTGTTTAGTTCCCAGTATTCACGTATCTTTTCATCAACGAACTTCAAATCATTATCAATTTCCCTTTCAAACATATCCATGGGTGACTTAACAGTGTCCGTCCCATCCGTTTGGGTTACAAAACTATATCTGCCGCTCTCATACTTAGTCCGTAACACGATACTAAAAAGTCCTTCTACCGTTAATTGATCATCTAACATCTTGCCTACCGTTTTAGCTTTAATGCCTAAATCAGTTTTTTGCGTGTGATGCAAAAAGTAGACGATACAATTAGGCGGTGTTTTTTTAATTACGAAATCAATTAATCCTTTGAAATTTAATGCCATATCAGTGAACTTGTTGTACCCGGTTACTTTGGCCTTATCAAACATTTCAAAGGCCATTAGGTATTGACTATCATCTATTACATACCGTTTCAATTTTGCTTTAGACAAACATTTTTCAATCAGTTGATAGGTTGCACCGTCGACCTTGTTTAATTTCTTTCTAAAAGGCAATGGTTTGCTTGCAACATTGAATATGCCAACTTCGCTTATATCGAAGTTTCTCATTGATGTGCTTTTTCCAGAACCAGACTCACCTAAAATCATGACCGGAATCCCCATCACTCGTTACCCCATTTTACAGAGCTATCATATCTCTCATTGTCTCTGACCTTTTGTTCAAATGACGGATCATATGGAACCTTTTCATATGCCCAGTTGTTCCTGATAACTGGCGCCAACATATTCGGATCGCCCGTTATCCAGTAATCACTAAAGCCATAATCATCAAGACTCATTATGCTTTCCCTCCCAAATTTTTAGCCTCATTTCTTATATTTGCTTGCTACGCTCAAAAACTGTTTCATAGTCCATATATCCCATCCCGCTAACCAGAGCAGGAAACGCGCTTCTTCCTCGGTTAGGCTTTCGAAATGATCAGCCAATTCTAGACATCGGTTGATTTTCCATATAGGCTCGCTCATGATCTTCTCTCTCCTCAATAAATCCGGTGCATTTTTGCCAGAATACCCGACTTTCGACATTGCTTCGGAATCGCTAATTGTGTGCTGCGCTCTTTCGGCTTTGCTGTAACTACCTGCTTATGCGCTGCAATCCAATCATCAAAATCGCGTTCGTCAATATAATTGCGCCGGCCGATTCGTACCACTGGCAAGCCGTGCCGATAAATCCAAGTATCAAGAACCGGTTTTGAAATATTTTTTTCTTCTGCGAAACTTTGAACCGTGAGCATTTTGCACCTCCTGTTTGACCACTGTTTTCCTTCGTGCTATACTTTAATTAATTGAATTTGTTTTGCCCGTAAAAGTCGTCTGTGCTCCAACACAGGCGGCTTTTTCTTTTCCCTGCAAATATCCGGTCAAGCCTAGCTTGTATCGTGTTTCAAGTTCCATGACTAGATTTATAGTTCCATTAGCCCTATCGACCAAACGGCAGGCAATAATTGTAATTTGATTTACTTCATCAGCAGTAAGATCTTCGTAAGAATTCTTGTCTAACAACATTTCAGGTAATTCATTTAACACTCCCGATATTTCTTTATCCTGCCGTTTAAGCCGAATAATCATTGACTGAACATGCCTGTCCACTTTTTGATAGCCAAAAAGCCTTTTAAATCCTGTAGCTTCCATAGCCACGGCTGCTGCTGCAATAAAGTTTACCTGCGACAATTTCTGTCTTGCCTTGACTGGTATACTGCGTGAGCCTTTCAATGCTGAATAAATCGAATCAACTGAATAGCCTATATCCGCAGCTATTGCTTTTGGCGGTCTATCACAGCAAGCTATAGCCAACTGCAGCATATCATTAACATTTTGAAACATATCTGGTGTAATCATCGTTGAAAGCATTGCAATATCCATGATTTTCACCTCCTTTGTCGGAATAACGAATATCAATTTGACAAAAATGCATGATAAACTAAAATCAATCCTTTCCTTTACCACTGTCCTCCCCGGGCAAAATACCCGCGCCAGGCAATAACTTTGCGTTGCCGGCGCTTTCTGTCTAGCAGCCAGTAACGTAACTTCCATAACCACTTCACGACCTCACCCCCTCACTCGGTCCGCCGCATGTCGAATAAACAATCGTTTTTACAGGATTTTACTTTCTTTTGTCGAAGGCTGATATTGCGCCCAGGCGGAAAGGAAACAAAAATGACTTATGAAGAAATTACTAAAGAAATACTTGTTGCTATGATCCAAAATGGTAAGCTCACCCCTACCAGCAAAGAAACGCGTGAAAGCTTGAATAGTACCTATGTAGAAGAAGTTTGTAAAGCATTTTCGGCAGTGTACCAGACTGTTTCAACTGCTTCTATTAAAAAATAAAGCTGATTAAATAAAACTGTCTAATGCCTGGGCGTTTTCTCTTAATTCATGAAGCAATTCTGGCTTTACGTCTTCTAGAGCAGATTTCCGCAAATCTTTGACAATCGCCAAGTTTAACTCAGCAAATTCATGTATGAATTCAGTAGTTATCTGACGAACACCGCGATCAACTTCACCGGATTGTTGATTAGCCAATTTTTCCACCTCCTTCGCTGTTGGTAATATGTATTAGCCAGTTTGACGCATGTCGGTTGGATAGGAAGATAACTCAACTTTGCATTTTGCAAAGTTGAGGGCATGTCTAATCTGGTCCGCCGTGGTTTGAAGTTTATCTGCAATAATACCTGCTTCTTCAATACTCATTTCCCTCTTCCCTGAAAGCTTCAAAGATAAGCCACTCTCACTAATATTCAGTAATTGAGCCATTTCCTTTTGCTTTATTCCAGCTCTATTCAACATTTTTTGTAAGGTAATATTCTCTAATTTACTCATGTCTATCGCCTCCTAACTTTGCAAATTGCAATCTTTGATTTTATTATACTCCAACTTTGCATTTCGTCAAGTATTTTCTTTGCATATTGTCACGTGATTTTTTATGTTTCTTTGCGTATAGTAAAGTTAGTGAGGTGATACAATGTCTATTCTTGGTGATAACATTCGAAAACTCAGGAACAAACGTGGATTGACACAAGCCCAATTTGGTGAAGCAATTGGCGTAGCTGAATCAACTATTTCTTTATATGAATCTGGAAAAAGAGAACCAGACAATAAAACTCTTTTGCGCATAGCAGAATATTTTCAGTGCACTACGGACTACTTGCTTGGAAGAACAAATGACCCCAAAGGATATAAAATTGACACAATAGCGGCTCATCGTACTGATGATCCAACCAAACAACTACCTGAGGAAGCGAGAAAATCTTTAGAAGAATTCAAAAAATTTTTATATGAAAAGCATGGCCTAAAATTTGATTAAGCCCCTGGGGAGGGGATATGGTGAATAAAATGCTTGCACTGGCTGCGCAAGAAGGCGTCCTCACCTCAACGTTTCCACTATCTCCACCATTGTATGGAGTGTATTTGGAGAATGCTGACACTTCCGCAGCTGTAATTGGATTAAGTACTTATATACAAAATGAATCAGAAAAAAGATGTATTATGGCCGAAGAACTTGGACACCACTTCACAAGCGCTGGTATATGCATTCCTCGCAACCGTGAATTTTATTGCTATTCAGAACGAACTGAGATAACCAGAACAGAATACAAAGCACTTAAATGGGCCGCAAATTATTTGATACCAGAACATGATCTACTTGACGCTATAAAGAGCGGGCTATATGAACCCTGGGAGCTTGCTGAACATTTCGATGTCACTAATGAGTTTGCGGCATTTCGTCTTAGACTATTTGGTGTAAAAACATTAACTTAGACGCAGCAAAAGACACAGCACTGATGGGACATGCTGTGTCTTTATGTTTAAGAGAAGTTATATTATCAAGGTGATAATTAAATGAAAAAACAATTATTTTGTCTTTTAATATTTGTTAGCTTACCAACGATTTGTTTGGCACGTGGCTATCATGGACATCAATCCGATATATCATTTGGCTTTATAATAGTATTAATTCTAGCTTACATCATTAACAAAATATTTAAGATATAGAACCCTGCGCCGGATAAATAAGGCATAGGTCACGTTATAACAAAAGACATAACAACAGGCTGTGTCTTTATGTTTTGGGAGGGGATGAAAAAGTATGAAGAAAATAATATTCTTAGTCTTACTTTTATTAATCATTATTTTACCAGTTTCATCTGCCTATGAAAGATACCAATGGATGTGGTCTACTGATAAAGTTGGGTATTTTTTCGATAAGAATACAATCAAATTTGATAATAGTTCTGGTCATGTAAATACAGATGTAATTGACGTATGGATAAAAACTGTATTCTCACCCGAAGCTGCTCAAGAAATAATTGACAGAGTTGATTCTGAATATATAAAAAATAAACTTGCAAATTTTGATCACAAACTAACTCATTATCAAATTAAAGTGAGCTCAAGTAAAATAAAGGAATTAGACGATTGTTGGTATTCGTCTGACGGAAACCTAATTCATGAATTTGATGACACTTATCAACCGTGGAAGCCAATTATTCCTGGTTCTAACTCAGAAGGATGGCAACATCGTTTAATGGACTATATCTTAAACAATTGGAAGACTGTCTATGATCGGAGCTAATCCGAATGAAAGCTAAGGCAATAGCACTTATTCTATCTGTTTTATTTTCTTTTTCTATATTCGGTTGTGGTAATAATACACAAGCGCCTTCGCCGCAACAGTCTCCATCTCAAACTCAAGCTGTAAATTCTACTCCGGTACAAACGCAACAAGTGACTCCGGCACCTGTAGAAAAGCCGAAAGTGCAAGAACACAGAATAACAGGTACAGGACCTAATGGCGAGGGAATCAAAGGACATATTGATAAGAAAGGCGTAAAAATTTATCACCTGCCAGACGACCGATACTATAATCGGACAACCCACGTTGCTCAATGGTTTTTCACAGAAAGAGATGCACAAAATGCAGGATATAGGGCAATCATAAGATAAGGAGGGATAGTATGCCATCAAAAATAAAGAAGCGTGGCAAAAATAGTTATCTACTAACTGTTGCCGCTGGCTATAACGCCGATAAATCACAGCGAGTATATACGAAAACTATTCATGTCGAAGCGGACGAAGAAGCAGAAAAACAATATGTATTATTTGAAGCTGCTTGTTTGCAAGGTAAAGCCTTGCTTGCTGGTGATAAAAAAATGACACTTAAGGAATTCTACGACTACTGGAAGCATCATCATGTAGAGAATAACCTTGAAGCGTCTACTGCTTATTACAACGAAAACATTTTTACCCGAATTGAGGCCGTCTTGGGGGCTATGAGAATTGACAAAATTAAGCCTAAACATATTTTATCGTTCATTGACCAAATCAGCGCACCAGACGCTTCTTTCGACGACAAGCCGCTCAGTTCAAATACGATACATAAGCATTTTGTACTGCTTAAGGAGTTGTTTAATAATGCTGTACGTTGGGAATTCCTCATAGACAACCCTATAAGCAAACTAAAAGCCCCAAAAGTAGAAAAATCTCAAAAGAAAATACTCACCGAAGAAGAAATGTCGAAGGTTTTATCAGTGTTAACAGCCGATACTACAAAGCATCGGCTTTGGGTATTATTAGCCTTCACAATGGGCCTGCGTCGCGAGGAAGTCTTTGGCCTTCAATGGCAAGATATAAACTTAGATGAATCATGGCTTAAAATTAACAGAGCGATTGTCTATGTGCCAAAGGTAGGTCTTGATATAAAACCACCGAAAAGTGATAATTCTAATCGTAAATTATCTATGCCACCGGAAATTACTGCTCTTTTGCTAAAGTGGAAAGAAGAAGTAAAAGCCGCAACTAAGCGTCGGAACAAGCGCAAAAAAATTGTGAGTATGGATGATCCGGTGGGACCAGAAAAATGGGTATTCTCACAGGCCAATGGGAAAGTTGGCCACCCGCATAGTTTTACGACTTTTTTAGAAAGATTTTATAAAGAGAATGCTTTGCAACACGTATCCCCTCACTTATTACGCCATATGATGGGCAGTTATCTTTTAAAATCCGGTGTAGACCTTGCTGCTGTATCCAAAAAATTAGGGCATGCCAACAAATCCTTTACCGCTAACACCTATATTCACGCTCTCGAATCGGCAGAAAAGCAAACTGCCGACGTCATGCAAAATATTTTAGACGGTTTAAAATTACAAGCTAAAAAACAATAGTTTTTGTACACTACAAGAGGACATTTTAGTTAAAATGTATGCGAAATTTGGTCATAAGGGACCGTGTAAGGGACATATTAACATAAACAAAAAATGGTTAAAGGCTTTGCGGCCTTTAACCATCTGTGTTTTCCTGGTGGGGTATACTGGTTTCGAACCAGTGACCTCTTGAATGTGAATAAAGATTTTTAGTTCTGACTAAAAAGAACGAACCTGAAACACATTGATTTT